TGTTACTAATTTTACCGTTCGGTTTGGTAAAGTCGTTGGCAAAGTGCTTCCAATTACGAAAACTCCGCTAATAATCAGGAAATCGCCAACTTCCATATCGTTAAGGTAATTGACAGTTGTTCCTGATTGACTCCAATCAACGCCAACCTCTTGTGTAGAAGTACCATTGAACCTTACCGACATCACTTGTACGTTTTCTGGAACAATAAACGAAGTACTGTCTATATAATCAAATCTAGTGTCAGGATATACGGCAATTGAATTTATTTCAGGTTTGTTTTTAATAAAATCATCGGCTTCATCATCGGTCTGATTCCAATCGGCTTGCACGTTTACCTCAGCACCCTCTTGAATCCCTGATAGCTTAATTTTTTCCGAATTAGTAAAATTATTTTCGCTCAACCCTTGCCCCGTTACTTTATCAACTTTGGATGAGTAAAGCTCTGTGTTCATCGCTTGTTGCTTTATAAATGCATTTCGCAAATCATCTCCAAGCCCGTCGTTAGGGAACGAAACGTTAAAATTTTCTTGTGCCATTAGTGCAGTTGAATTAAATTAGTACGATTGTTATTTTCATTACTACACGCTTGTTTGTACTCGGGAATATTGACCGTTTTTATAAATTCAAAAAACATTCCCTCGTAACTTATTGCAACCGCTTCGTAATTTTTACCTAAAATAGCGTTTTCGTTTAATGTTAAGTTTGTCGAACCCTCAACGCCTACTTTATACGATCCGTTATTAGCTACTTTCGAAACTCCCAAAGATAAATATATTGAAATCGTGTGAAACGCCAACATATAGACTACATAGTCGTTGTAGATAGTTAGATACACGCCTGTTAAAGTTCCCGCTGTATAATCAGATACTATTTTATCGTATAAATCCGCACTTAAAACCCTTTTAACATTAGTGTTTTGAGCAATATTGATACTCGGTCTAATGCTATCAACATCAATGTTTCCGCTTGTTCCCGTGATGTCGGGAATATCGCTTGCTTTAATTAGTAACTTCTTCATTTATTGTGTCTGTTTTTGGTTTACCTAATAATTTAACCGCTGTGTCTCGTGAATATCCATATATAATATCAAGCATATTAATCGCACTTTCGTAGGTTGTCAATCCTTGAGCATAGCTTGCTTGTATTTCAAGTAATGCTTGAACCCCTCCGACACTTCCTTTTAATGAAGCTTGTGCTTCTAGTGTTTTATCGTCTAAAACAGATACATTTTCAGTTGATAAAGGTGTCATTTCGCTTGAAATCACTGTGTTTTCTTCTTCTGTTAATGTTTTTTCAGCTTCAAAATTTTTGAAATCGAGTACAATATCGGGATTTATAAGATTAAATACTTCTTGTAAACCTCTTAAAATAACCTCTCTAGCTGGGTTAATGTGTTTTCTGAATAACTCTTGTGTAGCTACTTCTCTTTCATCGGCATTATTTGAAAATCCGCCACCTTGGTTGCTTCCTGAAAACAAAATAGGCGGTGCAGAATGAGCGACAATTATTTTTCGTTCAGCTTCTTCTGAGTAAAACACATTTTGTTGGTTTAATTCGGGTGGAGAAATTCTATCTATAACCAAAGCTTCTTCTGCATTTTCATTAAATGATACAAAAACTTTTCCTTTATTAGCAGTTCCGATTGTTTTTTCTCTAATTCTTTCAGCCTCTTTATTAGCTTCTTTTTTATCTAAAATCCTACCATTGTTGTAATTGAAAATAGTTACATCTTCAACTCCATTTTGAAAATGATGCAATGCTCCGTTGGCTAATTCTCCCTCGACTTTAGTCCACGGAATACCGCTAAAGTAATCAGGTACTGGGAAAAACGGCTTTGACGTTGGTCGTCTAATATAAAGTATTTCCAAGTTAGATTTTCTTTTACCGTCGAATTTTGGGTAAAATGCTGGTTTGTAACGCCACCTATTTAACCAATCCCAACTATACCAAAATCCGTCCACTTTCATATCGTCTTGAATATTAATTCCTAATTTTGAAATAGGTACATATTCAATTCTTGCGGGTTTGTCGCCTGCACTCCAAATTACTTGAGCTGAGCAACCACCGTAAGTTTTATAATCTTGACACATCAATTCAACGTCTGTTTGATTGATATATTTTCTTAAATCAATTCCATTCTTATCAATTAATCCCTCCCCGAAAATATACGAAACAAAAGCATTGATAATTGATGAATTGGTAGGGCTATCGTCGTAAGCATCTTCATATCTTTTGAAATTGATATTATCAACTCCATTCGTTATCCATTTCCTGCCTATAACGGGCTTAATGTCAATAGGTTGAAATGCGCTAAAAGCAACCGAACCGCTAAATGCGTGTACTTTATTCTGTGTAGAATTTGTTTCCATATTCAAAGTTTTGTATATCCGTGCCGTTTGCAAGTACTGTTAATTTTCCGTAATAAATAGGCGTGTTCGAATTTTTAATCACAAAAGAGTATTTATTTCTAATTGCAAAATCTACTTGAGGCGTTGGTATTGTTAAATAAATTCGTCCTAAATTTTCCGTCCAATTGCACGCTTCAATAATAAGTAAGTTGCTAATTTCATTTCGCAATTCTATAATTAAATCATCCGAAATTTGCGGGTAAATTAAAGGGACAAAAGAAAATGTATAAGGGTTTTCTGAAATTGTTTTCATTTTTTTTGTATAAAAAAAGCCAATTATAAAAACTGGCTTTTTGATTTTAAACACCTCCTTAATTAGACGTATGCCAATAGTGCAGAGGCATAGTCGGTTAATGCATCACCCGTTAAAATATAACCTCTTGAAAAATCAGGCTCCATTGTGTTGAGAGTAACAGTAAACCCGTTTAAGTCTGTCAAAGACCCACCAGTTTGATCATCGGCTGTAATTGCTAAAGCTCCTAACTGCGACCCACAAGCTCGAATAGAGCCGTCATTATGTTCTATAAAAAAAACAATTTCGCCTTTTAGAATTTCTTCTACGAGCTTAACGTTAACTAAATCAGCACCCTTTGGAACAGCTAATATAACGGGTAAATTCCCTGTTACCGAAGTACTACGAGTATCTCCTCCGCTTGTTCCGTTTTCAACGTAATTGGTTGCCGTATTCTTAACCTCTAATCGTGCCAAAGAACCAGCTCCAAATACATCGGCTAATTCAGTAACGCCTGTAACTGTTTTTATTATTGTGTTTTGCGAATCGTAAGCACCAACGGTAACGGCTTTAATTCCACCGAAACCAATACCGCACATTTTTCTACTCTTTGTAAAAGTTGCACATCCTGCCATATCTTTTTTATTTTAAAAGGGAGGTTTTACGCTCCCTTGTTAATATTATCCTACGTAAAGTACGTTGAACTTCTGATTTGCAACGTGCGCTCCGATTGTCATAATTGACTTAATGAACATATCCTCACGGTTGTTTGCAATCTTATCAACATTGATACTGTTGTTATCAGAAGCTAAATCAGTTACCCAGAAAATGTGAGATTTCAAAGCAACGATAACTACATTGTTTGGAACTGGTACAAATTCGATTAATAAGCCATTGAATCTAAACTCTGTGTTCGCATCGTTAATTTGGAACGGTCTGTTAAAATCAGAAACAACATTGTTTGCTGTTACCAACATTTGCTTTACATTTTTAGGCGCATAAATGATAGGTTGCTCTGCACCTGCTAATACCTCAGCTGGAATAGCTGCATAGATTTTATCAAATTCCGCCTTAATATTCGTTGGGGTTAAAACCGCTCCTGCAACTTTAATACGACCGCCTAATGCTGGTGTTTGGGTTGCGTTGCTGTTGTTGTAAATCATTTTAGCAACCACTCCATCGACTTGCAAAGTGTCCGCTACTGGCGTCAAGCTTGCGATAAGTGTTTTTTCTGCAGCGCCTACTGAGCCTTGACCAGCACCCGATGTCAAAGCCGCTACTGCTGTTTGAGTAGTTGCTTTTACGCCCGACCAAAACAATTGTTCTAAAGCCAAACTCATTTTTTTAGCGTAAATTCCGCCAATTAAAATTCGTTCAAATTCGCTTGAACTTGTGTTATAAGCACCAGGAGCCATATCTCTTTTAAATCGAGAAAATCTCAAATTATCAGGGCAGAAAGTTTGGTAAAACATACCTTTATCAGGCGTTACCACCGTGTCAAATGCGCTTAATTCTCCCGCACTTGTTGGGTCACCGCAAGTAAATTGCTGAAGCGTTGCTGTTGCACTTGCTTCTGTGAAAATTGTTTCTGCTTTAACGTCGGTTTCGAACGTTACTAAACTTTTTGCGATTGTTTGATTTTCGAATAAAATCTCTTCGATAATCGGTTCGGCTGCTACGCCTCTAATATCTACTTTGTTGTAAACTATTGCCATTTTTTATTTTTTTTATTAGTTGTTTTTTTGTTAATCTTCTGTTTCTTCTTCTTCAATTTCTTCAACCACTTCAACTATTTTTGAAAGTTTGTTGTGGTGTTTTAATTCATTAGTAATGATACTAATTTGACTTTCTGAAAGTTCATCTTTTAAATAATCCTCAACGCTTACACCTACTGGAATAGCTGATAAGAAATCATCATAAGAGACACCATCATTAAAAGGATTTACAAAATTTGTATTTTCTGTTACTTGTATTTTTCTCTTTGCCATTTTATTAGTTATTTTGATGCTCTAAATTTTTCTAATGGGGTCATTTTTTCAAAATCCTTTTGCATTTCGATTTTGCTTGGTACATTTTGAATCGGCTCGCTCGCTGGGGTTTCATTTTTAAAAGTAATCAAATCAGCAATTGCTTTTTCTTTTTCCGCTTTCATCGTAACTAAATCAGTTTCCGATTTCACTTTGTCCGCTTCCATCATTGAAAGTTTTTCCTCAAGTAAAACTACTTGTTCTTTCAATTTCTTGTTTTCCTCTTCGTAATCGGGGTCATCATCGTTTGTTGGCGGTTCTGTTGGGGGTGTCGCATTTTTCAAAGCTTCCTCCTCCGCCATTTTCAAAGCTATCGCATCTTCTTCGGCTTTGATTTCCTCGGGGGTCTTTTCGTCGGCGAATAAAGCTTTTTTGAAAGCTTCAAATGCTGTAAGAATTTTCTCTTTTGTCATTGTTATATTTGTTTGTTGTTCAAAAATTACATTGCCCTCTACTGAGAGTCCGTCTAAATTACCTGCTTTAATTTCGTTCCACACCTCGGGGTTGTCGATTTTAAAACCCATCACTAAACTACCTTTCGGAGCATCTAAGCCTAATAATTCGGCTCTATTATCATCGCTAACTATCCAACTTTCAAATGGGAATATACCATCTGTATTGAATGATTGATGATTTATATTCGTTCCTGAATTTGCGTTGGTTCTGAAATAATCTTGCTGAAACTTCTCAATGGTCTCAGCCGAATAAAATACGTTTGCTGGCTTCCCTTTTACGTCTTTCCGAAAAATCATTTTATTCGGAATCATTGCGACCGAATAAACTATTTTCTTTTCGTCATTAGTAAAATGCAATACTTCGCTTGTTTCGTTGCTAAATTTTATCAACGTTTTTTCAATAGCTGGGTCTTTTACCAAGCTAACTTTGTGATTTTCTGTAAATTTAATCTCGTAAACGTCCATATTTTAAACAAAAAAAAGCCTGCTCGCTTTACGCAAGGAGGCTGTTTGTACTGATTTTCAAGGTAATATGCATCTTCACATATTTTAATTATAAGCAAATATAAGAATTTTTAGCTTACATTATTTTTTTTGTGGTAAAAATTTTGTAAATCAGCATCATTTACTTGGTATTTATTCTTTTTTGCTGTTCTTTTTTTCGATAATAGTTGGTTTCCAAACTCAACTAAATCTTTTTCCGTGAAGTTTTCCATAATTAAAAATTTTAAATTTCTCCAAATATATTAAAAACTATTTTCATTTACCAAAACTTTGACATTATTTTGAGCTTTGGAAATATCGCTTTCTAATACCGTAACTTGCAAGTTTTGTTGTGATTGCGTTACCGAATTAGCAATCTGATTTTCACTACTATTTTGAAATTGAACTTGTGGAGTTGCTCCCGAACCCGTTGGGGTTGCTCCCGCTTGACCTCCTCCACCACCTGCCGAACCTCCACCACCTAATGCCGACAATGCTTTTTGAGTAGCTAATAGAGATGAGGCAATCCCAATACCAGTACTTACATTGTTCAATGCAATTACTGGTGCAGCACTTGCGCCCCCAGTCGCAATAGCTTGAGGCGTTGCCAATGCGCCAACGTTCGCTGTATTATTAGCTATTATTTGCTTTCCAATTCCAACCGCATTCTCAGCGATAATTGCCGCTTTTTGCACCGCTTTATTTTTTCCAAAAATATTTTTTACCAAGTCAATCCCTCGGGATAAACTATCAATTTGTAACGCTTGTATTTGCTCTTTTTGCTCAGCTTCGGCTTGTGCTATCCTAATTTGTTCGTCGGAGAAAAATTTAGCTTGCTCTAGTGCTAACCTGCCGTTTTCTTGGTCTGATTCGAACTTTTCTTGCTTGGATTTCTCGTCTAAGGCGATTAACTCTTCATCTCTTAATCTATTAGCTTCGTCTAACTCTTTAAGTGCTTGTTTTTCCGCATCAATTCTTTCTTGTAATAGTCTTTTTCTTTCGGCTTCTTGTGCTTTTCTTTCTTCAAAAGCTTCTTTATCAAGCGCTTTTTGTTCATTTCTGAGACTGTTAGCGTTCGCTAATTGCTCTGATTCCTGACCGCTTATGCGTTCTTGAATATCTGATATTCTAGTAAGTGCCTCAGCTCTTTCATCTAAGTTGGCTGTACTCTCTCCCTCTTGTTTTATTCTTAAATTAGCAACATTCAATTGCTGTTTAGCAATTGATAATTCCGCTTTTAATTGTTTTTGTAATACAACTCCTAATTGTTCGTTGAGTTTTACCCTTTCACTTATCGACTTGGTTTCGTCGTCTCTTTGTTGTCGTATTTTTTCCGCTTGACGTTGATAGTCTAATTGGATTCTTTGGCTTTCTCTTTGTGCTTTTTGCAGTTTTGCCTCTGCATCAGCTAATTTCCCGCTAGCCGAAACATTATTCTCAACGGCTTTCGTTAACGAGTTCAATGCATTAGCTGCCGAATCTAATCCAAATGCTTTTAATGTTTTTTGCAAAACTAAGGAAGTGCCTAATATTGCTTTTCCTGCTAAATCAAACGCCTTAGCTATTTTATCGACTAAGAAGCTTGCAACGGGCTCTAGTGCTTTGATTAAGCCACTAAATAACCCACTAATAATTGACAGCCCTTTTCCAAACTTATTACTATTTGCTTCTGTCGAAAAAAAAGCTTTTCCTAGCAATAAGACCGCCCCGACAATTGCAGTTAAAACCGCCCCGATAGGATTAGCGACTAACGCCCAAGCTGCTTTACCCATTGCTATAAATCCTTGAACCGCACCTGTTGTGGCTGGTGCTAATTCTTCTAAGGCTTGTCTTTGCGTCTGAGTTGTTTTGGTTGCGCCTGCTTGTGATTTCGCAGTCTGTTCCGTGGCTTCGGTTAAAACATCGACCTTTTTTGCTGTTTCTTGAGCGTTGGTTTCGGTCGTAATTATAATCTTTTGTTCTATGTCGTTCATCGCTAGAAGTTTAATAGTGTTAATTTTGTTTTACCTGTTGTTATGTCGATTTGAGCTTCTAAAATTTCGTACTTGGTGTCTTGAATTATAATTTCGTTTTGTAGTCTGAATCCATTAGGTGTAGCTCCTAATCCTTGCACGGTGCTATCTTGATTCAAGTATATTTCAGAACTTGGCAAAATCAAGTTGAAAGTTTGAGATAATGCATTTGGGTTAAGTAATCGCTCAATAAAACCTTTATAATAATTTTGAAACAAAGTAGCGGGATAATTTATACTTTGAATTGTTAAAATTGAAAACGAAAGTGTATTTAAATTCTCTTTACAATAAGGCAATACTTTATTATAGGCGTTCAATGACGACATCACAAGCGAGCCGTTTGTTGCTATGTTTTGGCACGCTAAATTTTTTTCCAATAATTCCGTCCCGTGATAATAAAATAATGTAGGCTCGTCTAAGTTAGGCGTGTATCTGAACCGCCCTTGATCGTCTATCTCTGGACTTTCGTCTGTGAATCCATAAGCCGTATATGTATTTTGCAATCCAATCAATAATACTGGAGGTATAATTGAAAAATGCGTTTCAACCTTAAATTCATTTGCTTTTTCTGGTTTTACTAATGGAAAAAAGGTTTGCCCGTATTTAATACCGAATTGTTTTTCAAAATCCGAATTGCTCTTATACTTGCTGTCTGTGTGCTTGAAGCTGTAATAATTAAACGGATTGTTCGGCTCTTTTTCAACGTCTGAAATGTCAGCATAAGGAGTATAATCTACTTCTCTCTTCGAGTAAACCAAAGAACTTGTATCAATATCTTTAGGCGTTAAGAAAAATAAATTATCGTCCGTTGGCGAACTGTCATAAATTGCCATATTAAAAGTCTTTAGATAACTTGTCAGAAAGTCAATTACTTTCATTTCAGGCAATGATTTGATCAAATCAATATTACTAGAACCTGTCAAATCTGAATTGAAATTATCAAGATAGGTAGATACTCTATCATTAAGAGTATTCCTGTACAATACTCTGGACAAACTTTTGCTCCAATAAACTGGCTTATCAAATTTTATAAATGTGAAAAATTCAAATTCATTATCATCAAACAAGTACATTGGTATTTCGCAATTCAATTCGTTTGTCCCGTTCTTAATTTCAAAATCAAAAGCCAATACTGTAAAGAAGTCTGACTTCCTTACAATTGAAATAGTGGCGCTTCCAGTAGATAATGACTCTCCAATTACTGTATCTACTAATATAATTCGGTATTGAACGAATGAAACAGTAGAACTTACTGTTATTTTAATCGAACTATCGGTAAAATTAGCAACAGAAGTACCGTGTAATGTAGGCGACTCGTTACTAAATTGCTTTGTTAATATAAATTTGTTAGGATTCTTTAGTGTAAAATCGCTTCCATTGCACCAAATATAGAGTTTTTTAAGGTCGTTTTCTTGCTCTAATGGGGTGTTTATAACTAATCCGTACTTTTGCTTGATTAAATTAATAATTGAAAGTACATTGATAACGGGTCTTAATTCGCCTACATTGATTATTTTGTCTTGAAAAGGGCTATTTAAAGTGTTAAATAAGATGTTATCAACGGCGTCAAGATTATCGCTATATTGCCAAACTCTGTTATTAGATATTAAAGGCACAAAGTAATTGATATTAACGCCATCAACTGTAATGTTTGCCGTTGATTTCAAGCGATTAAAGACGTTATTCGCCCGCCAACTTATAACAGCACTACTAGATGATAGGTCGGATATGTTGTCTTCGCCTAACCTGTCTTTTAGCGATAAAAAAGTAGTAGTAAAGCTGGCTGTAAACTCAGTTGCTTTGTTATTTTTGTACTTAACCGATTTCAGTTTTAACTTTCCAATTTGCGATAGCATCCCGTTGGTGTATATTTTACAACCAAACTCATTTGTAGCGTTCACTTTTAAAACTTCTGTATTTCCAAAAAATCCCAACGCCAATCTATTGCGAGGCGTTGCTGGAAAATTAAAATTCATTGAATATGGAGCAAAGACTTTAGTAATATCCTGCAAATCCTTTTTTGAATTTTTAATAATAATGGATTCGTCTTTTTTTAAATCCAAAATATTAAATGCCGAGCCATCTATGCTTACATATACTTCTGTTGTTATCATAATATCGAACTTCTTGTTTGGTCTAAATTCAAAACGTAATCAATTTTATTTTTATCGTTCAATCTTATTTTTTCAGTAAATTCTTGATTAGTTACAATTACTGGAATTTGCCAATGTGTTTTATATTTCCCGACATCAGCAAGTGTAACGGTTGTGCTGTCAATTGTAACTATTGTATCGTCGATTGTGATAAATGTATTGTCAATCGTAACCCCAACCATATCAGGAAAAACAAGGTCGCCTTTGAATTTAATAAAATAAACCTTTGGAGAAAAAATAATTTGCTTAACGGTTTCGTTCATTGTTTCGTCAAGTGAACCTGTGTTAACTACGAACGTTTGCAAGGCTTCTACATTGCGTTTATCTTTATAATGAGCATAAGTATTATCAACCCTAGACATATCTCTGAAAGCTCTGTTTTGACTTTCATATTCTACTTTGATTTGAGAAAACAGTTTCCCGTTTGGAGTGAATGTTTCCCATAATCCCAATTTATTTATAAACAAAATCAAACACGGGTCAAGCGAGCATCTACTCCAACCGCTTGGAATAGTTACTGGTTCGGTCTTAATAATATTTGAAGTAGTAGCCTCAGTTTGCGACAATGTGAAATCAAATGATTGCGAAAAATAATTATTGATTCTTGAATTATACCATTTATTGACTGTATTTGAGAATGGATTGTTCTTGTTTGGTGCCACTCCATTATTTCCAAGTATTTGGTTTTGCTCGTAATCCCAACGATAACCAGTAGTGGCTAAGTAAGTGGGACTTGTGAACACGACAATACCAAACCGCCTAACCACTTTTATTTGCCAAAATACGGCTTGTCCGCTAACCGCTGGTAATTCAAGTTCGTTATATCCTAGATTCGGATTAAGGTACGGAATTATTAGGTTTGATAATTCAAACTCTATGTAGTTGTCATTGATAGACACCTGCTGTTTTTTCAATATAGAATTTGCAGAACCAAGCGTTTTGTTCAATGCTCCACTCCATACCCATAAATGCACGGTGTATTCGTCTAACAAAAATGCATTAGGGACGAAATTTTGTCTGTGATATATTGGGGAGTTCGCAAAAGTAATTTGACTTACTTGCGTTATTGGAGTTCTGTCTGTTATCGGTAGTGTTGCCATATTATGTAAATGGTGCTATTATTTCTGATAAAATTTCTTGTGCGATTAAGTCTGTGTAGTTTTCAATATTATCATTAACCGCTATTAATAATGCGTTCTTTTTTCCTGAGTTTTCTCCCTTTGGAAAATTGAACGCCCCGTAATATGTTTGAACGCAAATCAAAGTGGTGTCGTTTAATAATCGGTAATTTTGGGAATCTCTAAGCTCTCCTCCAGCTCTTTGCAACGTGCCTTTAGGTTTTACCCTGTCTGTTTTATAAAACGTGTCTTTAGCTACTCTCGAGGTTTCTGTTGATTGTGCATAGATATTTTCGCCTAATTCCAAAAGGCGTTTACGGATTATTTTATCCGACTGAATTTGCTCTTTACTCCTCCTCTTTGCCACGTATTCGAGATATCAATGCTTTTATTTTACTCGTTCCTTGTCGAATTAACGACCCAATTGCCGAACGCTGTGATGTTCTGCCTTGTCGTGTTTTCCTTTTTTCATTTACCGTGCCGTCAACATTTAAAAGGATTATTTTATAAGGAACACCCCTCGGCATTTTCTTTTTGACCAGTTCCTCTAATTGCGAATTATCTCCGTAAATTCCGTAATAAGTTTGACGAAACTCGTAAACACCATTACGAACTGTGTATCTAATTGAACGCTTCAATGTGCCTTGGTCCACACGAGCTGTTCGTTTCGCCTCAGCAACTATTCCTGCTGCAATTGTTCTTGTCAATTGGTCGTCTAGCACGATGGTACTGTATTAGGTAATTGAAATGTAACCGTAAATTGCCAGCCATCAAGGTCTTGTCTGTTGAAATTCCGCAAAGGTCTTAAGTCCGAATTACTCAATAAGTAGATTTCGTCATTATCTTGCTTCATCAATACGTTTATAAACCTATTTAACACAAAATGAGTTTCATTCATATTACTGAGGTAATTGGTATCACTCAATAACTTACTATCATAGTTCGTGTTTGGCTTATCTCGTTGCTGTAATGCGGTTATTTGAAAAGAAAATGTAATAGCTTGATAAGTAACATTAGAGCCTGTTAGGTCTATATTAACCAATTGATAGATGTTGTTTTGATTATGGTCTATTTCAATAGTCTTGGCCAAAGTAACCGTGTTAACTAAATCATCATTCGAGAAGTAGTTAATTAGAAATTCGTGTATTTTTGCTGTTGGTGTCATTTTAAATTCTCTACTATTTTTTTTCTTAACAAATATTCGCCTTGGTATAAGAAACGTTCAATATCCCAATTCAATACCTCATCTGACTTGGTTAGATCTCCACTACAAAGTAAGTAAATTATTTCAACATATCCACCGTAATACTCTACAAAGTTCTGACGTTCAATACTTCCTTGTGTTATTTCGTTTGACCCTTGGAAATTAGGCGGGTTATAAATCCAAGGATAACGCTCTTTTATCCCTGCCGAGCGTTGACGAAAAAATCAATTACCCACCTCGCTTGGTTAATTGTTACTTTCGGTTTGCAAAACGGAATACGATGTTTTACAACTGTGTCTATAAATTCAATTAGCATCTCTTCATTCAAGAAAGTATCAGCATCAATAAATTTACCCGCACGTTTCAATCCAATATCAATTTTGTACCAAAAAGGCAGTTTCTTTGGTTCTATGTTATTAATTGAGTGATTGAATTTAGCAATGCAATTATCATAGTCTTTTCTTCTTGGAAAGAAAACTTGCATCATCTGACTAATGATGAAGATTTCATCGTCTGAATCTTTTATTAAATTCGTGTACTCGATGAATTTTTTAAAGTTGATCTTCATACCTCTTGGAATTTTTTAATAGTTCTTAATTTTGTAAAGTCTATTGCTTCGTTTGGAAACAACTCAGTAAAAACTTTTTCACTTTTCAATTCGTTTTCTTTCAAAACTCGAAACTCTTTCCGCAAAAAAGGAAATAGATTGATGAAATGCTGTTTTCTTTGTTCACGCTGTAAGCTCGTACCTAATGGTACCTTAATTTTTTTTATCATAATACTTGTGATATTTTTCCAAATAAATTTTTATAAACACAATATCCACCCGCCTCTGTAATGTGGTCGAATCCTGACTGCTTGTCGGGTACTCCATTTTTATACGCTTGATTTTCCAAAGCCTCAGCATAATTAGGGCATAGTTTATCATTCACGTAATACAGATCCTTTTGAAACGCTAAATTAACCCCATTCACTCGCTCTTGTACGCCTGGGTTCTTCTTTGGCGCATCAACTATGAATCCGTTTGCTTTCAATATTGAGAAGTCAGACGCTCCCGAAGTACTTCTAGCGTTACCACTTGCATCAGGATTAATTCGTAATTGATGACCTTTGTAATTTTCTTTTAGATAATCGCAAATGGTCTGAGTATCATAACCTCCGTGAACTTCGCCAACCGCATAAAGTTTGCCGTTTCTTTTCACGTGAACGACAGCATTCATATTGGTAATGTTGAAATCCAACCCAACATAAAGCACTTCATTAGGCATAGGTATTGCGTCTGTGCGATGTGCTTTTCGGTTATATGAAGTATAGACTGATTGACTATTAAGATTAACGAAATCTCCGTTTAAATAAGCCGTAACTTGACTATCGGTGTACGTTTCTTTTAGTGTTTCAATATAACCGCTCGGGAGAAATGGATTGTCAAAAGTTTTCGCTTTGATAACGTGTTTGTTTTCCGTAGCATTCTTAATAAAGAACTCATAAAGCCATTTGAATCCCTCAGGCGTGCCTACTACATCAGTCTGATTAATCATCCCATCAGGTAGGACAGAACGGTTACGACCTATTATTTTCATAAACACATCCGCCATTTTATCTTTACTTAAAATGTCGGTTTCGTCGATTAGAGAATATCCGACTTCGTACCCGATAATTCGCTCAGGGTCTGACATATTCCGCAATAAGATGTTGCCGTAATTTGTTTTTATTACGTTGTCCGAACGGTTTATTGTAAATTGAATCCCGAAGTTAATTAATTGTGAAGTAAATTTTGGAATTGCTACGTCTTGAATAAGTCCGTATGTCGGTAGATAATATGCGCAGTTCACATTCGGGAGCATCATTTTTTTTATAATAGTCTTGTCAACTCCACAATGACTTTTACCACTACCAAAACCGCCAATCAAGGCAGTATGTTTGGCGGTTGAATTAATAAACTCCCTTTGATGTTTAAGTGTCGCTATCTCTAGTTGCATCTGTCAATACTATTTTAGTAACCTCGCCGATATTTGTCTGCTCGATTATCTGTTTAGGCATTCCGTAATTATACTGAAAAAATAATTTAACCGCCCAATCCTTACCCTCTTTTAACGCTGTCGTCAATGCTTTAAATGCTAAAGGTTCTAAAGGTGTGAGTTTTTCAATTAACTTAACCTCTTCTGCTTTCGGTTTTCGTCCTGCATTTTTATTTCCACCGTTATTTCTTCTTCCATCCTCTTTCATTATCATAAAAAATCATTAATGAATTTAACAAATATACAAAATTAATTTTACTTTTTCACGTTTGACCGTTTGTGATTCATATAAACCTCTCCTTTTTTTAGGAAAGATACGGGATAATTTTTGATCGGGTCTTTACGATTAACTTTAACGTTTAAAGGTAAATCAGTGAACTTATCCACACGCTGGTAAGTTGTATCTAATTTTGTAATTGATTGAACCACATAGCCAACTACTCTATGTGTGCTTGTATTAATTGACTTAACTGTTTTGATTGTGTCTTGCGCTGTAACTGCTTCAGCAACTAACAGCAAAAATAAAAGTTTTTTCATTTTAAAATGGTGTTTCTGATTTCTCAGTTTTTGGGATTAAATCTTTGTACTCTTTTTTGATTTTTTCAGCTATTGCATCTCTGATGAATTTACCGACATCTACGCTATAAGATTTCATTTTTTGCAAAGTTTTGTGTTGAATTTCTGAAATTCGTATAACCTTTGTTTTAGTATATAGTTTCATAATTGTAATACATTTATATCTGTTAGCGATTAGTTA